GGCTGCTGAGGCGCTTGTGGACGCTGCTGATGCAGAGGATGCTGCATTGGTCGCCGAAGTGGATGCAGCAGATGCACTGGACGCTGCCGCTGTAGCTGACGTAGAAGCAGCAGATGCAGACGTTGCTGCAGTGGTTGCTTGAGTGGTAGCTGTAGTGGCTGCCGTAGACGCACTGCTAGCGGAGGTAGCTGCATTGGATGCGCTAGTGGATGCTGCTGATGCACTGGCGGCTGCATTAGTCTCAGCAGTCTCAGCATTGGTCTCAGCAGTCTCTGCTGCTGTCTGAGCAGTTTCAGCTGCGGATTGTGCAGTCTCAGCGTTAGTCTCAGCAGTCTCTGCTGCTGTCTGTGCAGTGGACGCTGCGGTAGCTGATGCGGATGCAGCGGATGCACTAGCACTAGCTTCGTTTGCTTTGGTAGTGGCAGTCTGAGCGTAAGTGGCGATCTGTGAAGCATAAGCATCAGTGCTTGCGTCACCAGCTCCACCATCACCTCTGTATAACGGCATTCGTTATTCCCCTAGCCTATTAGACTTACTTAAATTATCATACCAAGGAATAACTTGAAGGTTCCAAGGTACATGCAAGCCACTAACGTCTTTTCCTTGCAAGGGGACTATGTGGTCAACGTGGTGATCTACACCTGTTACTTGACTTCTTAATTGAGAAAGTTCGTAAGCTTCCTCTATCATCCATAAGTGGTCATCTGTAAGCCACTCTGGCGTTCTCTGTAGTTTTGCTGCTCTATGCTTAGAATTTTTAGCGTTCCAATAAGCTTTGTTTTCTTGTTGATGTTTTGAAAAATATTCTTTAGCGTACTTTTTAAACTTAGGGGCTTTTCTATATTCTTTTTCGTATTTTCTAATTAGTTCTCTATTTTCTTTAGCCCATTTACGCTTAGATGCTTTAGAGCATTCTTTACATTTAGACATTAAACCGTCAGAAGACGCTCTTTTAATGTAGAATTCTGTAGTATTTTTAGTTGTGTTACAGCTGTTACAGTGTTTCATATAGTATATCTCCGCAATAGATAAATAGAGGGTACTCTGTGATTGCGGCACATTTCCCCTCAAAACTATATTATATCATAATTAGCCGTTTACAGCCAATACAAACCCTGTTTCAGGGCGCAGTACTTGAACGCCATATAGACGATCAGCAGTGTACAGAGTGCCCAAAAATTCCTGTTTATATTGCGTTTGTGAGCGAACACCTACTTGCTCAGCCATTACCATAGTGTCCTTGTGACCAAGGATAGCACCACGGACAGCGCCACCCGCTGCGTTATCAGCAGCAGTTTCAATGGTGGGGCAGTTGCTGGTTACGTAGATGTCGATACCGTAGAGGTTACCAATCTTGCCGTTGACAACACCACGACCGTCTACGAAGTCTGAAGACACGTAGCGATCAATGCCCATGATAGCGTTACGCAACGCAGGAGGGATAGCCAAGAAACGTCCGTCCATAGGAGCGTCCTGATCGTCCATCTTTTGTACCATGTCACGGAAGAAAGCATCAGTGAATACGTCAGCAGCCGCTACAGTGTCAACTGCGTAAGCAGTAGTACCAGTAGAAGCGTCATTGTAGTACACGTTGCTGTGAACCCAATCAGAACCGTCACCGTCACCAAAAGACTTACCAAGGCCAAACAGGTCATCGTCTACTTGCTTAGCAAGAGCGTAACCAGCGTCACCAGTGTAGAACTGACGCAAAGACGCAAGAGCCTGTGCTTCAGTGATGTCTTCGATCAAACGTGAGTATTCAAAGTGCTTGTTGATCGTGACCGTTACTTCAGTCTCAACTGCATTCTGAACAGTTACTGCTTGGTTTTCTACCTTAGCATTCGCTGAACCACGGGTGGGCTTAGGAATGTGGATGGTGTCACCTTTTTTACCAGCCATTGACATTTTCTTGACAAGGTTGGCAAGTACAAGGTTTTTCTCATAAGCAGCGATAACCTCATCACTCCAGATCTCTGGAATAAAGACTGCTGCTGAAGTATTATCTACAAAACCGCCTGTAGCTGGATAAGTTGAAGTAGCCATTAGATTCTCCTAAATGTTAGCTATTTGACCCTCCCTTCTGCATAAGCCTTCATAATCTCATCAGATAGGCTTTGATAGCGGTCAGGGTCAGTTTTCATAAGTTTAATAATGTCTGCCCTACGATAAAT